TAAAATAATCAGCTAACATAAATAGATTACGATTAAATTCATCTTGAGTTTCAGGTCTTCCCACATAACTAGCAACAATAATATCATCAGGCTGAGATACATTATTTACTCTTTTAATTACATATGCAGATCCTAATGATGTAGAATCTGCTGATCTATTTTGTCCATAAGGATCATGCCCAATTATATATAAATTGTGAGGAGTTAATCCATCCTTAGCTTTGTATGGAGCTTCCCACATTGTAACACAGCCTTCATTATTATCAGTCTTGTTATGAGGAAACTTAAATATAGGTTTTAAAGTATAATCAGGTGTAAATTGTATTTTCTCTCCTTTACCATAATGAAGTCTACCTGGAATAGCTCTTGAAGTTAAGTTATTAGCTTTTACATTATTATACTGAGCCTGTAAAGAAGATACATCAAATAGATTAGCTGTAATTTGTAAAGTAGCTTCTGCTGGATTCATAGGGTGTTCAGCTATATATTGATCAAATGTTTTTGTATCAGCTGCTAACTTTTTCTTATCTCTCTGCTCCATTTCATACATCTTTGCAGAAGAGTCATCTGAGTTACCATCTTTATCTATAAACCCTTCTAAATTCTGATATATAGGTACAAAATAACCACAGTAGCTTCCTTGAGCTCCTTCATCCCATACATTCTCAAATGATAAACAGTCGTATGCATCTGGACTATAGAATAATTCTTCTAATGCATGAAAGTCAGAGCCTGTAGCACCTCCTGTACCAAAGGCTATCATTGTTCCTAATGTTTTACTACCTTGACGCATTGTAGGCATTGCAACTTCCCAAGCTTTTAAAAGGCCAGGGAATGACCCGGCCTCCTCAAAGAATACCAGGTCACCCGCCTTACCACGAACCTTGTCGGGATCATCTTTTAGTGACACGCCTATAATCTGTGATTTCATCCCAAGTTCAACTAAGGCACCATTTATATTTTTCTTATATCCAGATTGTTTATTCATTTCTCTATCTCTAAGCCTAGGCTGTGTCCATGCAGTGTTATCATCTACAAACGACATAATATCCCAAGCCTTAGATAGTAAACCATCCCCAATTAAGTATTCTTTTTGACTAGCAAATACATATCCTCTACTTCCTCTTTGAAAATAATAGTTACGTATAAGCATAGATGATGCCTTGTAAGAAAATCCTTTACGTCTAGCTTTTAATACCGCTAAATGTTTGTCTTCTCTTCGGGCTGTATCTACTGCATTAAAGTATTCGTAGTCTCCATCATAGAAGGATGGGAAACTATTTTCTCTCCTATTTAATATACTGCCATCAGGTTGTAATTCTTCTACAGCTCTTTCCATTCTACAATAGTTTAAATAGAAATAGTGAAAGCCCGTGATTTTTATACCACCGGCTGTATATCCGTATACACATCTTTCCTTCTCAGAATCCCAATAATCATAATAACCTTTAGTACCAGGTAATGCATTTGTGTAATACCCGTATTCTAAAAAATGATTAGCTGAAGGACTGAGTAAATGTGAATCTACAAATTTCTTATTCTTACTAATTCCTGACATTTTTCATACTCTTCTAATTCTGTAAAATGTTCAATAAGTAGATCTAATGTTCCGTCATCTCTTCCATCGTTTGATATAGGATCAAATGGTAAATAAAAATGTGAAACATCGCCCTTCTCTATATCTTCATATACAGTATCCATTGTTATCTCTTTAGTTATAAACAAATAAGCATTTTCCATTGCAGCATGATAGTCTTCTATGTCTTTTAAAAAATCCATACTTCAAATTTACGAACTATATTTGTTAACTACAACTCCGCCTCTGTTAGAATTTGCTTCTTGCTCTTGTTTTTTAACTAAATCTTCTAAATCTCCTAAACCATTTACTACTTTACCCATATTAGCCAAGTTAGCTACTAAATCTTTTGCATGAAAGATAGGCTTACCATTATCATCCATCATTGTAAGATCTATAGTCTCAAAATATCTTTGTAACTTTCTTACAGACTCTCTAGCCGCTTTAAGTAATCGTATTGCTGAAGTCTCTGTTAATTGCTTATACTTAAAGCAAGCTGCTTGTATAATAGAATCTTCAGACCATTTACTGTCCAATCCAAATACATTTACTTTTACTTCATTCTTTCTTTCTGGCTCTCCGTATATAGCAAATGGAGATCTATGATCACACATAAAATAAACATAAGCTAGCTCTTTTGTAGAGGTATTGTTGCCTTTACTTTTATCTCTATCAACTATGGCTTTAAACTCTAACACAGTTAAAGTATAAGCACTAGGTATTGCTACGTTATTATCTATTGTTAGAAGATTCATTTTTAAGTTTTGTTATATATTCACGTCTATTTTTATTTGAAGAAAACTTTCCAAAGTAAGGAATTCGTATAGATTTAAAATTACCATCTTGCATAATTTTTGAAACAAATTTAAATTGATGCATAACTATATCTTCTACTGTTTTTAATGGTAAATTATATTTCGTTGCTATCTTTTGTATTATCTCCTTCTGTGTTTTTTTCACTAGTCTTTATATTTAATTTTTTACCTGCTTCTCCAACAATTTGTTGTTTCCATCTTGGTGGATCATCTGGACATTTAGTAGTCTTCCACTTAGCTTTGAACTCAACTAAACATCCGCATTTACCACATCTGTTTAATTTTTCTAAAAAATGCTCACATTTAAAACAAGTATCTAATCTATCTTGATAATCTTGCTCACTTACATTAGGCATCCCCTCTTTCACAAAAGACGCGAGCTCCTTGCTGAAGCTCTTCATCATTTGAAATGCAGTAGGTAATTTCTTCTCTTCCATCGTTAATTGTTATTTCTATACAGACTCCTTGAGCATCTTGTACAATATCAAAATCATACCCGTACTCATTAATCCATAGACTTATTACTAGTTTCTCTTCCTCTGTTTTTGATAAATATCTCAACATGTGTTGCTCTTTCGTTTAATAATGGGTGTAATGTATAATTATTATTATCAAATACCAAAGCCTTCTTATCTTTTAAACGTTTTATATAGTTATTTAACGTATTATAATCAGGTATACCCATATTTCTAGCTGCAGCTCTTTTATTCTCTGCATCTGCTAAATTTCCTGTTTGAGTTATAAGCTCTGTATCTATAAGATTGGATAAGACTTCTAATTCTTTTTTTGTTAAATCAAATATACCATTCCAAATACTAATATGTTTAAGTGTTGTCTCAGCGTTAATTGTTATCTTCATTGTCTACAGTTACTATAATTATATATTCATATTCTCCTATTAGTACTTCTACATCCCAAGTACAATTTGTATTTTTTTCTTTCCACATATCTAATTTATCTTCCATTTCCCATAGTAGAGTAAACAGTTCGTCAAAACTATGGGTTAAGAATTTAGTTCTAATCAAACTTACCAAGTAGATTATGCTCGCTTACTAAAACGCAAGGAACCTCATTAATGGTCATCTTCATGGCATCTGCCATAGGATTGATCATTACTTCGTCTCCTACATTAGCCATAATACATGTTGGACCAGCAGCTAATACTTTTAAAATATTAGTAGCCATCTTTTTTGCAGTATCATCATCTAATATGATACCTGATTCTGTTTTTCTAGTTGTTGGGTCTGGTAGTACTAACCAGTTACCAAAAGGTGAGAAATTTAATTGTTTTTCTTTAGTCATTATATCTATACATTAAGTTTAATGCAAAGTTATAATAAATTTATTTATAGTTCCAAGAAAAATTTAATAAAGTTTTGGTATAGATTTATACCCTCCATGCATTGCACGTTTTTTGCCTGATGCAGTAGTTGACCAATTTACTCTTTTTGGTCCTGTCTTTTTACTTGCCTCTGATTTAGATATGCTGCTAGCAACTTTAGCTGGTCTACATGCTGGGTATCCTCTACGTTTATCCTTCTTACCAGATCTTCCGCAGGGTTTACCTGTCTTTACGTCTACCCAGTTTTCCCCAAACCATTTACCTAGTCCTCCTTTTGCCATGATTAGTCTATACTAGATGGTCCTTTTTCCATAGAGAATCCGCCTTTCTCAGCTTTCTTTACTCTATTATCAGCTCCTCCCCAGGTACCACCTTTAGATTTGTACCATTTAGATGCCCATGCATTAGCGTAAGCAGAAGGATATACTTTAAATTTATTCTTAGCTGCAGCTTTTGCTCGTGACCACAGGCTAGGATTTTTTGCTTTTGATTTTCCCATTGTTGTTTATATATGTACAGTCTAGATACAGGTTCCCCCTATGGGTTACAATTTCAGTCAGGACTTTAAACTTAGCAGTGCTTTCTTCTGTTGAGAAGACCAAGGGATAATAATCACGGTGTTAATTCACCACACTTACCTAATATGTATTCTATCCCAACTAAGTTCTATACCTTTCCTTTGCGAAGCTATTGGAGAAAACTCTATTCCCTATTTGGGAACTACAATCCAACGTCTGACCCTCTACTTACCTTTCGGCCCTCAAGGGTGATACACGGTAAAGTGTGCTTCTAATTTTGCAAAGTTACAAATTTTTTTTTAACTACCACAATTCTCACAGTCTGGATTGTCCACACTGCAAGCTACGGGCTGTTCTTCTTCTTCTAATACTTGTACCCAAGCATCAAATCCGTTTTTTGTTTTTTGTTCTAAGGTGTCAACACTTTTAGATTTACAGTTACATTGTTTAAGGTTTTTTCCGCATGAACAATTCTCTTTAGAATTTTCTGCTTCGTATCTGAATGGTGTGTCGTTGAACATAAGTTTTTAATATAAGACTGCAAAGATAAAATAAAATTTTTACTACGGCAAAATAAAATTTCTAAAAAATTTGTGAGAGCGCAGACCTCCTCAAATGTAGCGCCTATCGGCTTTGCACGCAACGGGCTACCCCCCATTGTGGCAATTTAACCTATTAAATTTATATATATTATGGCAAATGTACAAGAGTTCAAAACAGCAAAAAGTTTCAAGACAGCTTGGGACAAATCTACAGCACAACCTGCAGTACAGGCAGGCTCTAAGTTAGAGGTAGGTGAACACTCGGTAGTATTCAAAGGTTTTAGACTGATTGAATATGAAAGAGACAACCAAACAAGAAAAATTGCTTTAGTAGTTTTCACATCAAACAAGATTGAGGATACTGGTATAATTTCAGATGCGGATGCGATGAAGATTAAACCAACTACTAAACTAACTTGTGTAACTACATCACACAAAGAAAGTGGAACTAATCGTAATAAAGTGGTACTTAAATAGTACCATTTTTTTAAGATTCTGTAGCGTATTATGCGAGTGTGAGTGTGAGTCTCACCTCGTATACTACTCTTTTTATGCCATTTAACGTATTATGCGAATATATATAATAACATAGTATAACATTAAGCAAACAATAACAAGGTTTATGGTGTGAAATTCATCAGCGGGCCTCTTGACCCTTCAGCTGTTATAGTCAGCAATAGATAGAGACTTGTTATTTTATTTTACACTTTTTATTAATCCTTTAATACACATTATCTATGCACTATGTAGTTACTTACACTGCAAATAGTAATGATGAGCACTGGGCAGACCCTGTTTATCATACTAACAAATTTGAAAGAATATTTAAGGAGGAAGTAGATGCCTTACATTTTCTTGGCCAATGTAGGAGGGGTTACCTCTCCTATAGGGATCTAACCACTAATACTAAACTATCATGAAAATATTTGGATACAGCCGTAAAGGCTTCTTATACATAGACACCGGTATTACACTTATCTCACAACAAACAACATCATTTGACCGAGATATGGTAAATAAATATGCATCATTAACTCAATACAAAAACTATGATGAAGCTGAGGATGCATATTATAAACAAAAAGTATCAATAACCAACATTGACCGTAACTTCCAAGAAGCTATGATTAATGATATGGATATGGGACAAGACATATAATCTCGTCGGGCTTTCCCTAACTAACTGACTATGCTTTACGCTAAAGGTTAGGCGAGATATAATACAA